ACGGCGCACAACTCGAAGCCGGTAGCTTCGCCACGTCCTACTACCCGACGGTAGCCTCACAGGTCACGCGCAACGCCGACGTGGCGAATATGTCAGGGACTAACTTCACCAGTTGGTATAACCAGCCGGAGGGGACGCTGGTTGCTGACTTTACGTTTGCGGTGGCGCAGCCCAACCTTGCCACGCTTCCTAGATTTATTGGCGCTGCGGACTCGGCGGGCCTGACACCTACCAGCGGCACAGCAATCACGGGCTATCAGCGCGTCGGTGGCACAACCCAGCTGAATGTCGCATTGGGGACAAGCCAGATTGGGACGCATAAGGCGGCAATGGCTTACGGCGCGACAAGCACCGTGTCTTTGGACGGGGCTGTTGCGACAAGCGTGACCGGGTCTACAGCCGGATCGATGACCTCTCTTTTTCTGGGTATGGCGTTTAACGCCTTCCATAATGCAGCCGGACAGGTCTGGTATCGCCAGATTGCCTACTTCAACACGCGGCTTCCGAACGCCCAGTTGCAAGCGTTGACGGCACCGCCGCTGATTACGTCACTCAGCCTTGATTTTATCAACGGCGTGTATGAGGGCTGACCCATGACCGCGTATTCATTCTCCCAGTTGATTGACTTCACCCGCACCACGTCGGGGACGTTCGTTGGCAGCAATGGCCTGATCCAGACCACCCCGCAGTCGCGGAACCTGCTGACGTGGACGCAGGAGTTTGATAATGCGGCTTGGATCAAGAGCGATGCGACGATCACCGCAAACAGTACAACTGCGCCAGACGGCACAGCAACAGCGGACAAACTTGTCGAAGGCGCTACCACAAACCGAAAGTTTATCCGGCAAGCTGCCACTAACGGTGTGGTGTCTGTGTACGCCAAGAAGGGTGAACGCGACTTTGTCACGATAGGTTCGTCGAACGGCGTTGGCCTTTGGGCTGTGTCACAGTTCAATCTGAATACCGGCACCTATGTTGGTTCCTACCAAGCAGGCACACAGCCTCTCCCGACCAATAACGTCATCACGCCAGTGGGCAATGGCTGGTATCGCGTTTCGTGCCTAACGGCTTCGTCGCTTCTGCCTGCGGTTATCATGGTCAGCAACGGTGGCGATCCTATTTTTGAAGGCTACACCGGCAACGGCACGTCGGGCATCTTCATCTGGGGCGCACAGCTTGATGCGAGTGTTCTGACCGACTACACGCGCAATGTCGGCGGCCTGTTCCCGCCGCGCTTTGACTACGACCCGGTCACGCTGGCACCGCGTGGCATCCTGATCGAGGAGCAGCGGACGAATTTGCTGTTGTGGTCGGAACAGTTCGACAACGCAGCTTGGACTAAACAGAATAATTTAACTGTTACTCCTAACACCACGGTCGCTCCTGATGGGGCTACGACAGCCGACACCATAACGAACGGAACTGGTCAAAACTCGTCCGGCATCTACCAAACACCAACGCTAACTAATGCTGTGGTCTATACCATTTCGTATTACGTTAGGGCTGGCACCACATCAACGGCGGTGCTTGGCGCGTTTGCAGGTAGTTTTTTGAGCGCAACGGCTCGAGTTATTTCTGGGCCGGGGTCAGTCAGTGGAACTGCAATAATTACGCTTAGTGGCTTGTCTTCCACTGAATGGACGCGCGTAAGTTACACTATCACCGGAACGGGCGTTGTTACGTCGCCATATCTTTACCCGGAAACCATCGGCGTAGCTACCGGCAAAAGCGTCATTGTCTGGGGCGCACAACTCGAAGCCGGAGCCTTCGCCACCAGCTACATCCAGACCCTCGGCAACCCCGGTGGTGTTACACGCGCGCCCGATCAGGCCAGCATCGTCGCGCCTATGTTCGCGCCTTGGTATAACGAGTCGGCTGGGACGTTGGTGTTTGAAGGCACAAGCCTTACGACGTCTGGTTTTACGTGGCCCGCTATCGCAAGCAGCGGCTCTGCTGCCAATGCTTTTGGAACATACAGATCGGCTGCTTTCGTTGCCGGCTTTATCGCAACTTCTGGCACGACCCAGATGGAAATCACCTCGTCGCCCGTAGTGGCAAACGTGCCGTACAAACTGGGCATAGCGGCGCAAGCCAACAACGGTAACTTCTCGTTCAACGGCAATATCGGGACAAACGACCCTGCGATTACCATGCCGGTGGTGAACCGTCTTTCTATGGGCGCTAACTCTGCGGGCAATGCCGAGTTCCTCAACGGCCACATCCGCCGCATCACCTACTACCCCGTCCGCCTCAGTGACCTCCAGCTACAGGCCTTGACAGCATGAGCGTCGCAAAGACAAAAAATGATTGGAGGGATAACGTAATAGTTAACCCTGCCAATGGCTGTTGGGAGTGGAAATTCTACCGAAACAGCGATGGATACGGCGTCCTCTGCTACGAAGGACGCAACGATAGGGCGCACCGAGTTGCCTACCGTCTGTATAAAGGCGATATTGGTGATGGCCTTGTTGTCCGTCATAGCTGCCACAACCCCGGTTGCGCAAACCCAGACCACCTAGTGCTTGGGACGCAGCAAGACAACATTCGTGACATGGTAGAGGCTGGGCGTCAATTTTCCGAACTTCGTAAAAAACCAAAGTCGTCAGAACACGCGAAAAAAATCAGCGCCGGTATTAAAGAATATCGCGCAAATATGCAGCGTCAGGGCTTGCACCACATGGGCCGGCATAAATTAACAGACGATCAGGTTCGGCAGCTCCGAGCTTGTTATGAGTCTGGAGCTTCGCTAATTAAACTTTCGCAGCAATTTAATCTTTGCAAGACAAACATCGCAAAGATTTGCAAGGGCAGGACTTACACGCATGTCGCTTGATCTCTTTCTCTACACCGCCACCGAAGCCGACATGACCGCCGCGCTCACCGCTGCGGGCGTCATCGACGAGGAGGGCAACCCGACGCCGGACTTCTCGGTCGATCAGATCGGGCCATTCCAGCGCGTCACCGGCTACGACGATGCGGGCGAACCCATTGTGGTCGATTATCCCGATTGGCACACCAACTTGCGCGGCAGCTTCAGCGACGAGCAACTGGCCGCGCTGGAGCCGCTGCGCGTCAATCCGGCAGTGCCTTACCGGGTATTCGCCTGACGTTGCACGCAGACAGTGTATGATGTAGGTTTGGCGTAACCTTACTGGCGAGGCACACCAGGAACTCCATAGGGGTTACACATGGACGAAACTGTCCCGACTGAAGCGGTTGCACCCGCGCCGGAACTGGAAGCCACGGCAGCAATCCAGCCCGAAGAAAACACAACGCCGGAAACGCCTGTCGAACAGGAAGCGCCCAAGACCTTCTCGCAAGAGGAACTGGATGCAATCGTCGGCAAGCGGCTTGCAAGGGAACAGCGCAAGTGGGAGCGAGAGCAGGCTCAACGGCTGGAAATGGCCCAGGCACAGAAAGCGGCAACACCGCCATCTGACTTGGCCCCTGACCAGTTCAACACCTACGAAGATTACGCAGAGGCTTTGGCCGAACGTAAAGCGGAGGAGTTGCTGGCACGGCGGGAATCCGACCGCCAGCAGAAAGCATTGCTTGAAAACTACCACGACCGTGAGGAAACAGCGCGGGATCGGTACGACGACTTCGACCAAGTCGCCTACAACCCCAATCTGCCCGTCACGGAGATAATGGCGCAAAGCATCCAAGCGTCCGACATTGGCCCCGATGTCCTGTATTGGCTCGGTTCCAACCCGAAGGAAGCTGAACGCATTGCCCGGCTGTCGCCCATCTTGCAGGCAAAAGAGATCGGAAAACTTGAGGCCGGTATGGCGTCAAGCCCGCCGGTTAGAAAAACATCAACCGCCCCGGCACCGATTGCACCTGTCACAGCCCGCGCTTCCAGCGCGCCCGCGTATGATACGACCGACCCCCGCGCCGTCAAAAGCATGAGTACGTCGGAATGGATCGAAGCGGAACGGATGCGGCAGATCAAGAAGTACGAGGCACAACGCAACCGCTAAGTTAGGACGACCAACATGGGTAACTCGATTCTTACTATCGACATGATCACGCGCAAGGCGCTTGAGATTCTCGAAAACAACCTGGTGCTGACCCGCAACGTCAACCGCCAGTACGACGACAGCTTCGCCACCGAAGGTGCGAAGATCGGCTCCACGCTGCGTATCCGTCTGCCCGACCGCGCTTTGGTCACCGACGGCGCCGCCCTTCAGGTGCAGGACGACAACGAGCAGTTCACGACGCTGACCGTTGCCAACCAGAAGCACATCGGCGTGAACTTCACGACCGCCGAACTGACGATGCAGATGGACGACTTCGCAGAGCGCGTGCTGAAGCCGCGTATCTCGCAGCTTGCCGCCAGCATCGACGCTGACGTGGCCAACGCCTATGCCACCATCGGCAACTCGGTCGGCACCCCCGGCACCACCCCGTCCACTTCGCTGGTTCTGCTTCAGGCCCAGCAGAAGCTGAACGAGAACGCTGCCGTGATGTCGCCGCGCTATGCGACGGTCAACCCGGCTGCAAACGCCGGTCTGGTCGAAGGCATGAAGGGTCTGTTCAACCCGACCGACACCATCAGCAAGCAGTTCAAGAACGGCATGATGGGCACGGGCGTCCTTGGTTTCGACGAAATCAATATGTCTCAGTCGATCAAGCAGTTCACCTGCGGCACACGCGACGCAACCGGCGGTTCGACCTCGGCTGCTGTCACGTCTGAAGGTGCTACGACCATCGCCATCACTGGC